TGCTCAAAAGATTAACAGAGCTATGACTATGGAATTTGATAATCCAAGTAAAAAAGCAGAAATAGTTATACTTTCAAGCAACGAAAGTGTTGAAAGAAAATGGCTATCTAGTGCTTTAGAATTTTTTGATACCAATAAAATTACGTATATTAATTAACATTTTAAAAACAGATAAATGGAAGAAAAGAAATCATTATTACCAACGCAAGTAACTATCTCTGAAGCAACTGACCCTAGAGATTTTGTAATTGTAGGAATTCCAAAAATTGGAAAAGGAACTATTTTAGGTGCATTAACACGAGAAAAAAATGCAATTGTTTTAGATCTAGAAAAAGGAGGTTATGAATACATTGATGCTAGAAAAGTTTCGTCTTATGAGTTAGATACAGACAGCGAATATGATAGTTTTAAAAATTATATCAAATGGAGAAATGCTCTCCTTGCAGAGAAAGGTAGATATGATTATTTAATTATCGATGGTTTGTCAGATCTAGATGCTTTATCAGTTATTGGAGGTACTTTGACTTACATGAATAGTACTATTGGTAAAAAGTTTAATCGTGCAGGAAACGTTTCTGCAGGAGAAAAACTAAAGTATGGACACAAAGACTGGAAACCTGTAACAAGTTTACCTGACGGAGCTGGTTTGTAAAATAGCCAGTACCTGCTTAACTGCTGGAAACTCTTGAAAATGTATAAACTACAATAGTGGAGAAATCACATTATGAATGTTTAAAAATTATACATTATAAGACAATCAGCATCCAAATCTCTAAGGTAATTTATTACTAAGAGAAAGGTTCAACGACTATCCCCCGGAAAGGGAGTACTTATGTGTTCATACTGGTTATGATTACATTAGGAAATGGCAGGATTTTTATTATATTTGTAGTATGGAATTATCAAACTACAAACAATGTTCAAATATTCAATGTGTTTATAAAATTTTAAACACAGTATCTAAAAAAGTGTATATAGGAAGTACAATTAATTTTAAAGCAAGATTATCAAGACATGTAAGTGCATTAAATCGAAAAAAACATCATTCATCGACTCTACAAAGAGCATTTAACAAATATGGAATGAAAAATTTTACGGTTGAAGTTTTAAACTCTGATAAAATGACTTTAGAAGAACTTCATGCAAAAGAAATAACATATATATTAAAATACAATAGTGTAAAAACAGGTTATAATCAAATTTTAAACTCTAAAGAGTATGTAAAATTTAAACAATCTAAAAAAGCTATTAATAATTTTATATCTGCTAGATCTATACCAGTAGTGAGAATTAGTTTAAAAAACAAAAAAATAGTTCATTACAAGTCTGTATCAGATGCAGCTAAATCAATTAAAGAGCAAAGTACAAACATTTCTAAATGTTGTAAAAATAAATTAAGATACATTAAAAATTATGTATTTGTTTACAAAAAAAATTACAATCCTGATTTAGATTATACGAAGCTAAGAAAAGTTAATTACGGACATAGTCCTGAATCAAACGTTCAAAGAGCTAAATCTAATCCAAGAAGTAGAAAAGTTTACAAGTTTAATACAGAGTCTAAATTAATAGAAGAGTATTATTCAATCTCTAATTGTGAAAAAATGAATGAAATACCTAAAGATACTTTAAAATACAAAATATTAAAAAGAACTCTAGTCAGAGGACATTTGTATTCATATAATAAAAATAATATATAGTCTAGTCTTTATGGAGACATAAAGTTAATAAAACGTATCAACACACTAGAAAATGGTTTATGGATCAAATAAACATTTTTAAACAAATCAGTTCTTTTAGGCTATATGCTGCTCACATCGTAGATAAATATATTAAAGATGATGGTAAAGAAACTGTTTCTGGTAGTGAAATTGCATTGACCGGACAATTAAAGAGAATTTTTGCGTCAAGAGTAACAGCTCTGGGCAAATTAGTAGTAGATAATGATAAGCGATACTTAAGTTTTGATGTACAAAATGATAGTATTATAGCAGGCAGTAGAAGTGCTGCACTTGCAGGGAAAATTCTTATATCTGAAAAGATGAAAGATGGTGAAGTAGTAACATATTGGAATAATATTTTTAAAGATTAATTAAATGAACGATCCACAATTAATAGAAGAAGAAGGACAAGATGTGCCTAGAGAAGATAACAGAGGTGAAGGAGTTACTGTAGAAGATGCAAAAATATTAGTTGAAGAACCACAAGCACGATTACAAGAAGAACTAATTGATGGTCCTATGACTATGCGAGAGGATAGAAAATATCCTGATAAAAAAGCATATAAGGAACCAAGAAATCAAATTCTTAAAAATCATGAAATTGTTATTCAATTTTTAGATGTAGGAATGGTTGTAAGATTAGGTTGTAAATCTATTGCGTTTACAACATTAAAAGAAGGTATGAGTGAACTTAACAAGTATGTTAAGGATCCTTATACTGCAATACAGAAGTGGCATAAAATATTTAATCAAGAAGAAAATTAATAGTACGAGTATCAGAATTTTTTATAAATAAAAACAATAAGTAAATAAAAACGTAACATTATGGGTGCAATTAAAGGAAAACAAAAAGTAGCAGTAGAAGATTTTGGTAAGAAAATTGGATTAGTTGAAGTAGAAGTTCTAATAGTAAATCCTACTGAAGAACAATACAAAGACATTCTTGGGATGGAGCTAAAAGAAGATAGTAAAGCTGCTATTTATAAAGGTGAAAGCAAAGACGGAAACAACTATGTGCGAGTTGATTTCTGGCTAAGACCTACAGTTAAAGAAGGAGAACCTTTAGCTAGACCTTACAAAGTTTCTTTCTTTTTAGAAGATAAAGACAGATTAAACAAAAATGAAACTAAAACACAGTTTATCAATAACATTGGTATTTGTTCTTGGGGAGAAGATGATTCTAACTTACCTGAATGGTTTTCTAAAAGAGATTTTAGAATTGCCAAGGGTGGAGAAGAAGATTTTTATGGATTCTTAAGAAACTGGTTAGGTGGATTAGATTACAGAGATGGAGATACTGTTTTAGAATTAAATTGGAAAGATTTAATGAAAGGTAACATCTCTATGTTGACAGAACAAGTTGGTGGAGAATTTGCTACATCTTTTATTGGTTTAGCTACAGTTGCTGTCAAAGGAGAAGGTGAAAATATTAAAGAATACCAAGGTATTTATAACAAAGGGTTCTTACCTAGTTATACTTTACGTCACTTTGCTTTAGTAGACTATTCAGATCCTGCTGTACTTGCAAAATTAGCTGCTAAAACTACAGGACTAAAAATTCACGAACGTTTTGTAAAGAACGTAGTAGGTGAATATGGTTGTAAAGATGTTTACTCATTGAAATTATTATCTGATTACATAGCGGAAGATCACATCGTATCTAGCGATGACCCTATGAATGGTAGTGATAGTGAAGACGCAGAATACTAACAATTTAATCCCTCATGTTATTTTAATGTGAGGGATTATTTTTTATTTAAAAACAGAATGATTTCAGGAAAGAAAAAAGTATCATTAACGAGAGAAAGTATTTTGTTAAGGGTAACTCCTTATGATATATTTAAGAGATACATGCCAGATCAAAAATGGAAAGTGAATGAAGCTACTTTGTCTCCATTTAGAGATGAAAAGAATCCTTCATTTATGATAGGTAATAGATCAGGAACTTTAAACTTTATAGACTTCGCAGACACTAGCTTAAAAGGTGACTGTTTTACGTTTGTAAAAATAATTTATAGTTTAGAAAACATGGATGCTATACTTAAGATGATTGATAGTGATTTCAATCTTGGTATATCTAAAGGAACACCTACGCAAAACTTTAAAAGAATTACTAAATCAAATGTTCAACCTGAAGAGAAAGGTAAACGTTATTCATTAGTCCAGGCTACGATTCGTGCCTTTACTAAAGAAGAATTAGCTTATTGGAATGAATTTCATCAAGATATTTCAGACCTAAAAAGAGAGAACATATATTCTATTAAAAAAGTTTATCTAAATAAGAAATTATTTAATTTAAAAGAAACTGAATTAAGATTTGGTTACTTTTACGAAGGTCATTGGAAAATATATAGACCATTTGCTGATAGAAAAGTTAAATGGGTACCTAACAATGTTCCAATTACTATGCTAGAAGGTAAAGAAAATATCATTAACGTTAAAAATGCTTTTATTAATAAAAGTAAAAAAGACTATATGGTAATTAAAAAAGTTTATCCTCATACTTGTGCAGTACAAAATGAAGGAGAAGCATGTTTTTCTAAAGAAAATTTAGAATTTTTAAAGACAAACTCTGACATTCAGACTCTATCTTTCGATAGTGATGTTGCAGGTGTTAAAAACAGTCTCCAGGTAACTAAGAAGTTTAATTTTAATTATTCTAACGTACCTAAAAATTATTTAACTAGCAACATTAAAGATTGGGCAGAGCTTGCAAAAGTTCATGGATTATCTACAGTAGAACAATGTTTAAAAAATCAAGGAATAATATTATGAAAAGAACAGACCCAGAAGTTATTAATGCAATGGAATTTATTAAATCTAAAAGTAATGGTGAATTGCCATATAGATTTAGTTCATTTGAATGTGGTAAAATGATGGCTAAATTTTTAGTAGCTACTGAGGAAAATTTAAAATTTACTAAAACTAATCAGTTAATTGAATTTAAAACTAAAAAAAATAAAGGTCCAGATGCACCTACAGTTCAAGACGTGATCGATGCTTTTATGAAAATAAATGATAAGTCTCTTCCTGTTTTTGGTTTTATAGCTGAAGATAGTGCAGGAGAATCACTAAACATTGTTTTATTAAATTCTTTAGATGTTACCTTAGAAGATAGAGTAGATATTAATTTAATAATTAGTGAATAATGAATTGGTTATCCTTTAAAACAAAATTTCACCCTAGTTGGCATGTAAAAATTAAACCTTTTATTGAGAGTAAAGAATGCGATCAAATATTTAAAGCATTAAAACAAAAGTCAAAAGATGGAGAAAAATTAAGTCCAACTTCTTATAATACATTTAAAGCGTTTGAAATGCCTTTAAATAATATTAAGGTAGTTATACTTGGTGGCAATCCTTACGATGGTTTTATAGATAGTAAGCC